AAACGAAAAAATAAAGAACATATATATAGATCGAATGTCTCTTTTTCAAAATATGGATAGTTCCAACAATATATTAGCATATCAACAAAATAAAGAAGATAAAGTTAAAATACCATTTTGGGGAACAAACCCAAATGTATTATTTCAAAGTGAATACATTTTAGAATTCTTTCCAATAGAAGATATGACTTATGACCAAAAATTAAATGCTTTAACCAGAAGTATCATAGTCTTAACGATAATAGGGTTTGTATTATCACGTAGTTTTCGTTTAGTTTTTATTTCAGCAATTACATTATTAGCCATATTTTTACTTCACTATTATCAACAACGTGAAAGTGATAAAGATAAAAAAATTATAGAAGAACATTTCGAGAACCAAGGAGATGAAGTAATTGCAAAATACGGTATTTCTAAGGAAAATGTTTTTGATAAACCATCTTCAACAAATCCTTTTAGTAATGTTTTAATTACAGACTATGAATACAATCCTAATAAAAAACCTGCTCCACCATCATTCAATCAAAACATTAATAAAAGTATTTTAGAAGAAGCCAAACAATTAGTAAGTGAATTAAATCCAGACCAACCAGATATTTCTGATAAACTTTTCAAAGATTTAGGAGAACAATTTGTATTTGAACAATCACTTCGTCAATTTACATCCAATCCAAGTACTGTAATTCCAAATGATCAAACTGGTTTTGCTGAATTTGCATACGGTTCAATGATATCTTGTAAAGAAGGTAATCTATTTGCGTGTGCTAGAAATCTAGATAGATACAACAAATATTAAAAAACATTGTATAATAATTTCAAATTAAATATATTTAACTTGAAATTATGTATTCTACTATATTATATACTATGAGTAATACAAGTGATTATTTTTTTAATAATATGGGAAGAATTGGTTCCGACTCGGTTGATAACACACAGAGAAATATTACAAACACTCGATATGCAAATTACATATTAAATGATCATTATAATGGACTTTTATCAAATTCTCATGTTGAATTTGCTACTTTAGCACCTTCCATTAATTTTAGAGGAACTGGTGGCGGAAGTGGTTTGCCTGGAAGCGTAGTCGATTTTGATTCCCTTTTATTACTTAAACCAGAACAACAACGTGAGTTTGAAAAATTACAATTACATCAACGCCCTTTTGCTACTGTTCCTTATTTAGGAAGAGGTTCAAGCAATCCGGTATTAGAATCCCAACTACAGCAAGGTGAAACCGTTCGCGATATGAAAAGCACATCTACTATTATGGATAAGAGTTTTGTCGAATATAGTAATTATCCGTTAATGGATAGTGTTAAGGATCGCGTTACTAATCCAAATTACTCTGTAGAAGAAGCGGCATTAGACGGTTGGGTTCGCGGTGGATTACCATCTCGCGAAGTCGCAAATGATACTACTTATTATAAAAAATAATTTGACAAATATTTTTAACAAATATTTAACAAATATTTTTAATAACTTATATAAATATTGTATTGTATTTCATACTATACCATGCAATACAATATAGATCATAAAATTCATTATACAAACAATTTTGAATATCGCAAATGTCTTCGTGAAGTATTCAATATGGATACTGAAAGAAGCCAACCAGATTGGAGTAAAATGAATGAAGATTTAGATGAAGAAACGAAAGACGAATTTATGTATGATCCTGATGCTATGGTTGAAGGATTAGATACTATTTATGAGAAAACCCAACATAATCCATTGTTTAAAGAATTATACGAAATCGCTGCATCAAAAATGATTTCAGTGGATCCAAATATAGGATTAGCTGTTATTTTTTCTTATGATTACTTTTATTTATTCCATTTATGTTTAGCTGATTTCTTTAGAAATCCAGATTCTTTCACTCGTGAAAACATAAATTTTGTAAACATGAGAAATAAAATATATTAGGTTGGGCTACTATTATATTATATTTATATTATATACATAATATAATATAAATGGCATCTACGCGTAATAAAAATACAAATGGTAATTTTGAATTAGAAAATCGTGCAAATCTAGGACAAATGTTTTACAATATCGATCAAGGATGTGGGATACCATACAAATCTTATTTTGCGGATCAATTACATACTAGAGGTGATTTCTTATTGTTAAACCGAGATAATGATATACATTCATCCTATGTTCAATACCACGGATACTGTATTCCGTATAAATCATTTCATCCAGGAGATGGATTATTGGGCGCAAAAACTGCGAGAGAAGTTATGGCATTTAATGCATGCGATATTGAATCTAAATTATTTGGTATTGGAAGTACCAATTTAGTTAAACCTTTACCTGAAATTCAACCAAAATTTAACGACGTTGATGCTAATTTGCGAGAACTCCAAAGTTTATCTATAATAGACCGCGTAGAATTAGTTATGCCTGAACCATTGAATATATCGAATACCGAAAGATATATGTTTTAGACCAGCGATTCGCGATTTTTTCTTGAAAATCGATTCAAATTCTCTTTTATTTTGTTTTTAAATGTATTATTTTTTATGTGTTTGCGATTTCTATTTAATATTTCTGTTTTCAAGACATACATATTCATATTTTCAATTATTGGTTCTTGTAATGTATTATTAGTATTCATTTCATTATTCGATATATCATTTGTTATTTTATTTATAGTAGTTTCGTTTGGTTCATTAATATAAAATTTCTCAAAAAGAGAACCTAAATTACATTCTTCTAAATTACCTTTTTCTGGCAATTCATCGCAATCTTCAAATTGAATATTTGCAAGATTTTTTTGCATTTCATATTTTCCATCTTCAAATAATTTCATAGGGATACGTATGCATGCTATAATATAACGTTCATTGGTTGATTCAGTCATATTCAATAATATAATTGAATATGACATTATTATCATGGGTTTAACGATCATTCATCAACCCATCATCTTTTTGGTTTTGATTGATTGATCGATTATTTTGGAACATTCGGTATTAATTTTATTGGCATTTCTTTTACAAGTTTCAAATATTTTTCTTTAAATTCAAGCGAACCGCCTATTACATTATTATCATCATGTGATGTTTCGTGGTTTAAAAATTGTATTATTTCATTTTTCTCACGTGCATTAAAACTTTTATCTTTAAAAAAATCATTACTTATTTCTATGTAACGGTTAAAATGATTATCAATTAAATCATCAAGTATTCCATAAAATGGCAAAGAAACGTTAAAGTAGCTTTTTATATTCACTTGTTCTTGTATGGAAATATTATTATAGTCTAGTTTTAACAGTATTTCATCATTAATATCAAAAATTTCATCTAATTTGGTTTTAATATTAATATTATCATTAATATTGCAAAATAATTGTAGTGGAAAAACACTGTACTTTTGGTCTTCTATTGTCATTAACTCATAATTATTTACAAATATATCAGCTACCTTTTTTTCTGCGATATTAACCCAATATAATATACCAGGGTTTAATAAAATATTCATCGGTTCAATATATTTAATATATAATGATGTAAAGTTAGTATTATCACGCTTGCTACGATCATGTCCACGACCAAACATTAATATTATTTTTCCTATTGTATAATCATTTTTTGTATTTTCTTTAAAAATAATATAATCATCTAGCATGTAATTAAATTTGAAAATTCCTTTATGTGTAATATCAATGTTTTTCATTTCTTTAGCTCCATATTGACCTGTATCGTTATTCATTTGATCAATATTTTGATATATTAGGTTTTTGTCATCTATTATTCTCTTAATTTTCGTATAAATATTACTGATTGCTATATTTTTTGTTGTATTAAGTCGCGGAATAGGTCCATTCTTTTGGATTTGTTCTAAGGTATCATTTAATTTTACAAATAAATCCGGTATTTCTTTTGTATATATGTCCTCGAATTTTTGTTTAACATTATCGTTTACGTCATTATTTATATCAAGTTCTTCTATTTCATTGTATGTTTGATCTATTTTTTTTTCTATGTTTTTAATTTCATCTTTCGCTAATCCAATATTTTCATATTCCTTTAGTTCTTGTTTAAATTCACGTAATTTATCAATAACGGTGTCTTTAAAATCCATTTATAATAATACTATAAAATATATTATATTATTATATTTTTAACTTCTAATTAAATTTAACAATAATTTTAACTGTCTCTTTCTTAATACACTTACATGCCGATACTGATAATTCTTCGCGCTTTTTTCTTGTTTTTAAATTCTCGTCTAAACACACTTTACGTTTTGAAGTAGTGTTTCGTGCATTCATATCACTTTCTATGATATCGTAATTGTCTTCAATAAAATCTAAGATCTTGTTCTCGATCGCCCATTTGAAAAAATTCAACTGTCCAATGGTTGTCTCCATATAATTTTCATCATCATATGGAACTGTAATTCTTTCCCACCTACAAAATGGATCAAAATTACGTTTACTATATGCCTTAAGCTTTAATTTATAACTATTGTATACTTTGAATCGCATTGTCTCAGTATCGTTTTCTTTTATTTCATATACAGTAAAGAATTTTTTGGCAAAATTAGTAACAAACCAATCTACAATACGAAGTGATATTTTAGATTCGCCGTTAATTATACAGGTCATTCGCTTCAAATATTCGCGATTTTCATAAAATTTCATTAAATTTTTTAATAATAACTCGTTTTGAGTATAACAATGATTATTTGCCGACAAAGACATAACGTATAGATGTTGTAAGTAGTATTCATTTTTTATATCCTTTTGTTCGAATTTTTGTTTTTTACGGTTTTTCTTTGTATATTTATTTAGTAATTATATACCAAATTTGTAAATTCGTTTAATAATAAATAAATAAATAAATATAATATAATATAATATAATGGAAAAACAAATAGTGTTAATTTCAGGACATTATCCATCAGATACGTATTATGCAACCATAACAAAATTGAGTGTTGAAAAATATGCAAAAATGCATGGTTATAATTATTATTATAATGAAGATGAACCAGAAGATAAATCAGTTCATGCATTACATTTTTACAGATGTTTTATTATACAAAAGGCAAGTTTATTATATCCAGATGCAAAATGGTTTATATGGCTAGATTCAGATGTTTATGTAAATCAATATACTCTAAAAATAGAAAATCAAATCGATTTAACGAATGAAAATATTTTATATCATTTATTTCATGAAAATAATTGGGGATGTTATCCAATTAATACTGGTGTTAAATTCGTCCATAGAAATGCTTTAAAATATGAAGAGGTTGTCTGGGATTTAAAAAATACAGCTCCTTGGAATACATTTCCATTTGAGCAAAAAACAATATATGAACATATATTGCCACAAATTCCAAACCAATATATAATACACGACCCATATGTTTTAAATTGTATAATAAAAGCGTATCCAGACAAAGTTAAAAATGCTCTATTTGTTCATATGTGCGGAACACCAGAACATGAAAGAAATGTAATAGCAAGTAGAATAGAAATATAATACGTAAAAATGATTATTTGCCGACAAAGACATAGAATATAGATGATTATGCAATTATAGATTCACCATGATATTTACCCTTTATTTTTTCATTGAAAATTTTGATTTGTTCATCTATATCATATTCTGTAGGCAATACCATTTTTAAACTTTTTCTTATTTCTCCACTACGGTTGTCATAACATAGTTGTTCTTTGTTTCTGGAAAATACAATAGATACATATTTTGGTAATTCTCGTTGGGTTTTTTCAGGATATATATCGTTTTCCAAATCATCAACAACTTTGTTGGCTTGTCGCAACTTTTCCATTATCGAAACTTTTTCAGATTTTGTCGTTTCCCATATTTTCTCCAATTTTGGATGACCTTCTACGCGAAAATATTCTCTGCTCATTTTTTTTTCTTTATTATATACATTGTGATAATATACAACATATTTACGTAGCATCGATTGTTCAATGCCTTCAGGTAATGGTCTTGCGTTTTTTTGACGCTCTCGTTTAGTTCCTGGCATAATGCCGGTTGAATTTTGTTCTTGTTCGGTTCGTGTAGCAGTTCGTAAATTATCATATGTATTATTCAATGGATTTCTATCAATATGATCGACACTAATATCCGCAGTTCCTTTTCCATTACCATAACAACCTGTTATTATTTGATGAATATATAATATACCTCCATCTTTTGGGATACGACTACATACATAACCATTTTGTAATAAATACCAAGTTAATTTTTCGTTTATTCTTTCTTCAAAATCCAAAATTTCGTTGTATGATTTTTCGCATAATTTTACAATTGTATTTTTTTCACAATACATTAATATGATATTTTGTCCATTTTCTTCTACAATCCATAACGGGTTTTTCATTTGATTTGCAGAATTGCCTAGTTCATTTATATGTCCTCTAATATATTTAATTATTTTGTGTTTTTTTTCAATTTCATCATGATATTTATGATATGGAACTACATTACTTTTTCGCAAATCATATTTATTATTATTATTGAATACATAATTAGTATTTTCTATATCAAACCCGTATATAAATTCTATTAAAAAGTATTTTTTATAGTTCGAATTGTAATTTGGATAGTCATAATTTTCATCGTAAATGAAATTTTTTTTGAAATTTAATATTTTCATAAAGTCATGGCAATCAATATAATACTTTCTATCGTTGTATGTAATAATATTACAATTAAGTTCATCATCAAATGAGTAAGTAGGTGGACATAGTGGTTGGTTCAGCATAATATATGTTATATTTATTTATAACATGTATTCTTTATATTATTTTAATTTTAATTAAATTAGTTATTTGATTAATTACTTTTAATTTGAATATGCTACGCCTGCCATACCTGACATGACTCTCAATACGTTGTAGTTAACGGCATAGACACGGACCTTGGCAGTGGCAGTACCAGCAACTGTTCCTGATGAAAGAACAAGTTGAAGTACAGCGTTATCAATTCTTGAGAAGTTGCATGTTCCAGATGGTTGGTGCTCTTCTGGGCGAAGGGCGAATGAGTATACATTGATACCTGTATCTGGGGCACGGGTGTGGTGTTGGAATGGTTGGACAACATCGAAGTATGAACCTTCACGCTCAGAGAATCTGTCTTGGCCGTTAAGTTGAAGCTTAGCGGTGACAACTGGGTTTTCACCCCAACAGTGCATGTCAAGGGCGGTTTCAGCAAGAACGAATGTTCCGGCATCAGAGACAGCTGATCCACTTCCAACAGCATCAGTGAAAGGTGCCATTCTTGTACCACCTGATGTCCATTGTTGATTAGGATTAATAGCAGTTGATGCGGCATCAATAGCACCAGCCATTTGGAAAAGACCTGATGCATTGACAAAGTTATTTGTACCATTGGTCTCAGTTGGACCACCGAAAGCATGGATAGCGTTTGGAAGAGCATCAATGGCATCAGTGTAGTTGAATGGTTGAGCACCAAGGGTTCTGTAAAGGACGGTGTTTGATGTTAAAGATGAGCAGTAATCGACGTTGGCATCAGGTTGGACAACCCAGATCAACTCCTTGCAAGGATGGTTGAAGTTAAGCTTGATCTTGTTGGATGATGAACCGACTGATTCATCACCAGTGAATTGAAGTTGTTCGAATAAGTATTCGTGTGGGTTTTGTGCCATCTTTCTACGTTCATCAGTATCAAGGAAGATATAGTCAACGTAAAGGGAAGCGGCGACAAGGGATTGTTGGTATGGTTGAACGGATGCAACACTTGTACCATCAGTTGAGGTAAGTGATCTAACAGACCATAGACATTCGCCAATTGGTCTAAGATCAAGGTTGATCTTAACTTCGTGGTATTGAAGAGCAATTAATGGAAGAGCAAGACCTGGGTTTCTGCAGAACCAGAAAAGAAGAGGAATGTAAAGAGTGGTTTCTGGAAGGGCCTTACGAGGAGCACAGACTTGGGCTGGGGATCCGACAGCAGAGGCACATGGATTGTTGATTTCAGCGAACTGTGGGTCAGTGATGTAGGTAAGTTGAGTGGTGTTACCAATCATCTTGTAATAACCTCTTTGTTGTTCGCTGGTTAAAGTAACTTGGTTCCAGATGTGCATCCAATCACCATATTGACGGTCGATTCTTTGACCACCAATTTCGACTTCAACTTGGGCAACAAGTTGTTCG